GTATTAACCGTTGCCGTGCCTGCCGTAATCGTGCAAGTACCCGCACCAATGTTTTGAATAAACAAAGTGTCGCCCGCATTAAACAAACTTGTATTAACCGTGATCGTTGTTGCCGTGGCTTTGTTCATCACAACTCGAGTGCCTTTGTCGGCTGCAACAAGTGTGTAACTATCCGTTTTTGTGCTGACCGTTTGGTTGTAATCGTTCGCTTGCAAACTGTTCATTTGCGCGGCCGTTAAAACCTGCCCTGCGGTAAATGTTTGTATCGCCATATTTGACCTACTTTAACCTAGCCCGTTGTCAGCGGAGATGATACCAAACGAGGGGTCGTCAAGTATCAGCTCGTTCAACACAATTACAGGCGACGTGTAATAAACAACGCTATGACCCGTATTGACGTTTATCGTGTGTTCAATACCCTCAATGGCTAAGTTTTGGGCTAGCGCGGCTGGGGTTGTGCCGGGGGCAAACGATTTCTCAATCGTGATCGTGTCAGATATGTCAAGTATTGCGACCGTGTCGCGTTGGGCGCTGGTCAACATTGCAAACGATGTTGCTAGCGACGTGTATCTTGGCTCAGGGTTAGGGTCAAGCAAATAGGTTGCTAAGTCAAGCGCAGCCGTATCGTTGTGCAACAGGCTGTTTGTAATGCTGTATGTCTGTATAAAGTACGTTGCTTGACTGCCAGCGTCATCAGCGACCTGCGGATTATTGCTGCCCAATATTTGTACGACCGCACGGTTGGTTACTTGATCTGCCTCGAATGTTATGCCTACGCCGTTGTACGGTATGTTCGTGCCGTCGTCGTGGAAATCGGCTACGGCTGGGTCGAGTGTTGTGCCTATGCGCGGCGTAAACACAATGTCGCCGTCACGCGACATATAAATGCGACCCTGCTCAGCCTCGTTGACTTGCGACAAATAACCGAGAACGTTTGTGCCTTGCTCAATCGTAAACGCTGACGCGCCGCCAAGCGTCTGAGTGCCAGTACCGATGTCACGGTTAGCGACGGGAAATGCAACCTCGGGTCGGTCAAGTATTGCCGACACACGTACGCTCGACAATTCCTCGCTGACGTTGTACTCATCTAAATATGTTTGCGATAACAAATAAAAATCGTCGGCACAAAACACCGTCACCGTATCCAAGCCGCCGAGCGCAAAGTTGTAGTCAAAGTTAACGATCTTGCCGACGAACAAATATTCTTTGACGTTGGTGGCGCTGTATCGAGATAACCGCACCGATCGCATAGGTGCTAAACCCGGTTTAGCGTTAGGCGTGTCGTAGTAGGGGCTTGCCTCGTCAAACGGCATAAAGATACCGTCGGTGTCAAGCATTGTGAACGACATAGTGCCTGCACCAAACTGGTCGCCTTGATCGCGTCGCCCTCGACGCACATACACCTGATTAACGCCGTCAAGCACACTTGCAAACTCGGTCGTACCGTCAAGCACGTATTGAGTGTTATCTAAAATGCCTGCGGTTGCGTCATCAAGCAAAAACCCGTCTTGAATAAACCCCGTGTCAATCTCTAAGTCATAATTGCCACTTGCAACAACTGACACGCTAGCCATTAGACCGCTATCTGTAGATCGAGTGGCCCTGATACGCGCTGGTAGGCGAGCAAACTATCTAACACGCTTTGACCGATCTCGGCGCTAGTCGAAATACCGCCCGTCACGTTGATCGTTACAGGCGACGCGCCACGCGCTGCGATACGTTCAGCCATACCAAATTCTGTTAACGCGCCTTGTATGGTCATCAGATCGCCGCCGCCACCAACACCGCCACCGCCACCGCCAGCGCCACCACCGCCACCGCCACCAGCGCCACCGCCAATGATCGGGGCAATACTTGGAATAGACGCGCCTGCTTCTCGAGCCATACGGTCAGCCGTACGCGTATCGCTGGTAACCGCTGTAGCACCACCGCCACCGCCACCAATACGACCCAACGCAATCGTCGGCAAACTCGGTATGTCAGCAAACGGGCTAATTAAATTCATGCCACGAATAACAATGTTGATTGCACCAATAAACGAATTTGCAAACGTTTCAAACCCTGCGATCAAGCCGTTTAGCACCGTGTTGACAATGTTGCGAAATGTCTCAAATTTTGTGTAAGCAAACGTCAACGCGGTAACCAACGCCGCAATACCGACCGCGATTAAACCAAACGGGTTTAACGCCATTGCAATATTGACCGCAACGATCGCCGCTGCGACCGCTGAGATTGTGCCGGCAATAATTAAAAACGCTTTAGGGTTGCGTTGCGCCCAGTCAGCCATTGCTTGCAAATATGGCAACACTTTTTGCAACACGGGTAGCAACGCTGCACCGATGCTTTCTTGTGTTTCAGCCAAACTGTTTTTAAGTATCTTAAATTTGCCTGCTGCGGTTTCTGCTGATCGTGCGGCCGCGCCACCAAAATTATCGTTTAACGCCATCATTACAACATCGAGCGACGCGCCCTCTTTAATAAGCCCAGCCATTTCAGGCGACAACGCACGTAGCCCCTTCATGTTGCCTGCATATGCCTTGCTTAATGCGTCGCTGACGGTTGCCAAACTTAAACCCGTGGCAGTCGATACATCTTGAGCAAGTGTCAATGCGCTGGTCGCGTCATTAACATCTTTAGTACCAACAAGCAAAGCGGCGAACGCTGGGCGTAACTCGCTGTCAGCCGTACCCGTCGCCCTCGACATAGCCGCAATCATGTCCTCAGTCGCTGCAACCGTTGCGTCAGTCGCACCAACTACGTTTTGCATAGTGTTAGCCAAAATCGCTTGTTGCTGTTCATCTTCGGCTGCCGCTTTAGCCGCCAACCCGAGCGCACCCGCAACCGCCGTCAACGCCGCCGCTGCCGGCACAGCCGCTTTTTTAATTGCAAATTGTGCTTTTTCGCCAACTGTTTCTAGTTGCTTAAATTCTTTAATCGCTTTGTCAATGCCTTTGCCGTCAAACTCGCTGACAATAGGAATAGATAGTGCCATGTCTATAACTCGCTTTGCACGGTACGCATAGTTTTAGCAATCATTTTTGTCATCTCGGCTTCAATACCGCGACGCGCTTTATACACCGCCGGGCCGATTAGTCGAGTGCGACCAGCGCCAACAAACCCGAGCGCGTTACCTAACTTGTTTGCGTTTGCGCGACCCGCCGTTTCAAACACGGCTGCGGCAACATCTTTTTGTTCTATGAGAATTACGCCGACTGCGTTGCGTCGAGTGTCAAATCTCATCTTGACCCCGTTGGCTGCTTTGCTCGGTACAAACGGGAATATCTTGCGGGCGTTTTGTGTCCACGCATAACGCATACCCGATAACGGCAAATCTTTGTAAACCGCTTTGCCTGCGTTAATTGCTGGCTGGGCGATCGCGGTTGCGTCTGCCTTAAAATCTTTTTGCAACTGCGGGTCAATTTTACGCAACGAGTTAATTGTCTGTTTAACCCCGACGACCTCAATAGTTGTTGATGCTGGCATTGCGCTACCTCTTTTGCTTATTTAATAGCGTAATCACCGTAACTAGGTCACGCGTGTCAAACTCGATTGTCGTAGGCCAGTACCCTGTTGCAACTAATAACTCGGCTAGTTGCCGTCGGTAACTGCCTACGCCGTAGGGTTTGGGTCTGTCTCGTCGATCGCCTCAATGGTCATGTTCGGGTTTGCTTTAACCCAATCGCGGTATGTTGCAGGCATTGTTTGACCGCTAAGTTTCAGCAAGTTGTATGCCCAACAAACTAGATCGGTATAACCGATACCTTTGCCGTCACTAATTTTGCGACCCTCGGTTTTTTCCCACTCGCATATCACAAACATATTCGTTGTCACTTCGACTGGCGCTGTGCCGTCGTTTAGATCAACTTTTAATTTTAATCTCATTGCCTATTCCTGTTCTCGGCCAGTAATGGCACGGTTTATGGGTTGGTTGTATCGACTGTTAGTGCGCCGCCTTGAAATACGACATCATAAGTTGATAACTCGCCAAGTGACGCGTTGATGACTGGCAGACTTTCTAAATAGCAATCGGTCAAAATGAACTTTGGGTTTGTTGCGCTATCGACTGCCGATGTCGGTTTAAGTGTTACCGTTGTTTTTGCGCCGATCAAATTAAACAAAGTCGCGTAAGTCTCAGTTGCGGCAAAACTCGCATACAAAGTCAATGTCACTTCGTTGTTGACAAGTCCCGCCGTGTAACTGCGAGAGTTTGTCCCGAAGGCCGTGTCCTCTAAAGCCTCGACCAAATAGGTCAGGGTTGCTGAGGTACACATATCGGATAGATCAACGCTGTTGATCGTCAATACCGGGTTTGATAAGTAAGTTGCGCTAGCCATGTGTTACTCCTTAAGTGTCTGTATTAGTTTTACCATAACGGCTGTGTGTTTGTGTGCATTACGCGGTTTGCGCTTGTACGCCTACCGATAGGTCGTAGCACGGGTATTCTTGCCCGCCTATGTCGAGTGTGCCGGGTCTGCCTGACATGACGATTATTGCCGACCCTAAAACGGTTGCGGTTATTTGCAGTATTTCGCGTAGCACGGGTAGCCCTGCTGGGCCGCTGCCAACAACTTTAATCGGGTAGTCCATGCGAACGATGTTGCCGTTGCCAGCGATCGTCGTAAAACTTGGCGCTTGTATAAACACGGCGTTAGGTACGAGTTTTGTTGGGTCGGTCACGACGCGCAACGACGTGATCGCGGTAAGCGTCGTAGCCAGATCGTCTAGCGTCTCGTTAAATAGATCGGTGTATGGTGCGGGCATCAGGCAACCGCTGGTCGGTCAATACCTAACAACTGTTTAACGATCGGGGTCAACGATTGTTGCGGTGCTGTACCCATGCCGTCAAACGACGCAAACACGTTCTCGAGCGAGCCACGCGAACGCCACAACGCCGCGCTGTACATCAAAGTGCCGAGAGTGACATCACCGCTAGGCGACGTTGTAAGGCTGTCGTTGTAGCCTGCTTCGGCTCGTCGGCGACTGCAAAACTGGTTGCCAGCGCTAACGGCCTGCGTGATTAGCGTGTAATCATCTGACGGGTTAGTGATCGACACACCTAAATAGGTGACTAGGTTTGCGGCGCTAATCCACGTGCAGGTCGGTGTGAACGCAACCGTGCCTGTGTAGATCGCTACAAACTCGACGTTGCTACCCGTGCAAGCGTAAAGCACTTGGTTAGGTATCGGCTGGGTTTGGTCAAATGTCCACTCGCCCGTGGTCGTATCGACACCTGTGTATTTGTATTGCGGGCAATTTAACACCGTGAACGTGCCGTTAAACGGTGCGCCCAAACTGCCAACAACTACGCTGTCGCCAACTTGTATGTCGGTCGGCTCAAGCGTAGATATGCAGGCGTAGTTATCTAGTAACTGTTTGCTTGCTGTTGCGTAGGTTGCCATAGCGGTTAGGCCGCTACTCGACTAGGCGTATGTGATTTTTTGAGCGAGTGTTGCTTTTGCTTGAAAGAATGACGCGTAGCCGTAGTACGAGAACGTACGTGACAACGTGCCGGGGTTTTCAACGCTAAGCAATCCGCGAATTGCCTCGTAATATTCTGACGCTGGTGCGTGGAACACGATCATTGTTTTGGCTGCAACGTTGCTGTCAACAATAATTTGCAAACCGAGTGGGTTTGTTGTTGACCAGTTGGTTACGTTGCCTGCGCCAAGCGTGTTGTATCCACCAAGACCCGGCACACCGACCATTGGGAACAATGGGCGTTTGTCGTCATCGACTGTTGAGCCAAGTTTTGCCCAAGCGTCTGCACCCAACAACAAGTGTGTTGGGAACAAGT